ATATCTAACTTTACACAGATAAAAAATTATCCTGTTCAATCTTTTGCTACTGCAGATATAGTTCCTTTGGCTTTACTTTATATAGATAAATTGCTTGACACTATGAAGAGTTGTGTGGTAAATACAGTACACGACAGTATTGTAATTGATGTGCATCCTGATGAAGAAAGAGCAGTCTTGGAAGCAATCAATACAACTAATAGGAATCTACCTAGTTTAGTTAATAATAAGTGGGGTATAGAATTTAATGTACCTTTATTATTAGAATCAAAAATAGGAGATAATTGGCTTGACACGAAAGATGTAAGCTGATATAACTTATACACTTTAGAAAAAAGGAGAATAAATATGACAGAACTAACGACTATTGATACCAATAATTATGCAGCAATGGCTAAAGCAATGGGTATCGCAAATGAGGGTGCTTCTAATAAGCAGAAGAGTAGCACACTACCTAGACTTAAAATAAATCATTCAGCTATTATGGGTGAAGCAGAGGTTAATGGTAAGACAGTTAACATGGAAGTTGTAGAAGGTGGTACATATAAATTGGACATACCTGATACTGCTACTTACTATTCTAAGTCTATTAAGATAAGACCTTTCTTACAAAGATTTATGTATAAGAGATTCATTAAGGGTTTCAATGACCAACCTAATGAGTATGTTAAGACTATAATGGCAGATAATCTTAATATAGATTTGAAAGATAATAAGGGTACTCTTAACTGTGGCAAACCTGCAGGTTACATAGAGGACTTCAAAGCATTACCTGAGAAGACACAAGAACTTATAAAGCAGATAAAAAGAGTTCGTGTTATACTAGGAACTGTAGATATGCTTTCTCCTGTCAATGACAAAGGAGAAGATGTTACTGTAGAGACATCTCCTTTTATTTGGGAGATAGATAATCGTGATGCATTTAAAGATGTAGGTAAACCTTTTGTAGACTTAGCAAAACACAAGAGACTGCCTATACAGCATTTGATTACTGCTAATACTCAAGAGAGAAAGTTACCTAGTGGTAATGTATTTTACTTACCTTTAGTATCTCTTGATATAACTAATATAGTGCCTATAACAGAATCTGACCAAGCTATGTTTTCCGACTTTATGCTTTGGATAGATAACTATAATACCTACATTGCAAATGCATGGCAGGAGAAAGTTAATAGTGGTGTATCAGAAGAAGATATGGACACTACTGATGACTTTGTTGATATAGAAATAGAAGAGGATGTAGCCTAATGCAACATCCTGCAGAGTTAGCCTTACATCAATTTATGGAAGATGCTTCAAATGGAAAGAGTACCTTTTCAGATAAGACTATTGCACAAGTTGGTAAGGATGTAATGGATGCTGTTAAAAGACAATTTGGCAGTGGTCAGTCTAGAGATAAGTTTAGATTGCGTATGTCTAATATAGGCAGACCATCCTGTCAGTTGTGGTACGATAAAAATAAACCTGAAGTTGCATTACCTCGTTCTACTACATTTGTTATGAACATGATGCTTGGAGACATCGTTGAAGCTGTCTTCAAGGGATTGTTAAAAGAAGCAGGAGTAAAGTATGAAGATGCAGAGAAGGTTACTCTACGACTACCTGATGCAGAAATCGAAGGAACATATGATATTGTTATTAATGACAGTGTTGATGATATTAAATCCTCTTCACAATGGTCTTATAATAATAAGTTTGATTCTTTTGACACACTAAAAGCTATGGATGGTTTTGGTTATGTTGCACAACTTGCAGGATATGCTAAAGCATCAGGCAAAAAAGCAGGTGGTTGGTGGGTAGTTAATAAAGCTAATGGTGACTTTAAATATGTTCCTGCGAAAGGTCTTGACATTGATGAGGAGATTAATTATATTAATAACACTGTTGAGCAAGTAAACAACAATGTTTTTAAGAGATGTTTTGAGTCTGAGATGGAAACATTTCGTGGTAAAGAAACAGGTAACAAAATTCTTAGTAAGCATTGTACATTTTGTTCTTACAGGTTTGACTGTTGGAAAGGTTTGAAAGAACTCCCTGCAGTTATGTCTCAAGCAAAGTCACCTAAGACTGTAGCTTATGTTGAAATGAAAGGATAAGTAACATGAGTAAAACTTTAGATGAATTAAAGTCAGACATCGAAGAGATGGAGAAACAATTAGCAGAAGCAAAAAAGCAGTATCGTGAAATGCGTACAGCAGGTTTGCGTGATGCTATGGAAGCAAGAAAGGTAGCTGATGAAGCTGTGAAAGAGGAGTTGAAGAACTTAGGTTATAGTGCTTCTTATAGTCCTTTTACAGGTATCACGTGGCGAAACTTCTAAGTGTCTCCCCATCAAGCACGTAGAGATGCTATAAAGCATGGGTATAGGAGTGGGTTAGAGTTTAAGATTTCTATTGCTCTTGATACTATAAAGTACAAGTACGAGTATGAAAGTATTAAGATAGAATGGGAAGACCTAACTTATCGCACCTATACCCCTGACTTTATTTTAAGGAATGGTATAATTATAGAAACTAAAGGAAGGTTCTTAGCTGTAGATAGACGTAAACATTTAGCAATACAAAGACAACATCCCCATTTAGATATTAGATTTGTATTTACTAACAGTAGAAGCAAACTAAGAAAGGGAGCAAAGTCATCATATGGACAGTGGTGTGATAAATATGGATTTAGATACTACGACAGAATAATACCTGAAGATTGGCTCAAAGAAAAAGGAAAAAACAAACACCCTAACTTTATAAAGTTTAGTGGTACAAAAGTAAAAAGGAGAAAATAGATGGATGAATTTAAACCAAGACCTGAAGATTTTACTATTAGAGTAAGACCCTTACTTAACCCCAGTAAGAATTGGACAGGGGAAATAGACGTTGTAATTATAACTTCACCTAAGAATGATTTGTGTGACGAAGATTATTACCAAGTAATGCATATATGTAAAATGATTTCATCTGTAATACCTCTTATGGACAAAGATATTAAACTTAGAGACACTATGAATAATTATGTGATAAATGAACTTGACAAAGATTACACACATGATATAACTAATAAATCCAAAATTGAAAAGATAGAGGATAATGTAATTAGAATTAATTTTAGACCTGAGACAAAACATTGATGAGACATATGGAGTACATGAGAATGAAAGCAAAACAAGCAATGGAACAATCTGATAATGTTGAAATGGAAGATATGGTTAATCATCCACCTCACTACAACAAAGCAGGGATAGAAACAATAGAAGCTATCAAAGCTATGACAGATGATGGGTTTGAGTATTACTTACAAGGAAATATAATGAAATACCTTTGGAGATACAGGTATAAAAATGGTGGAGAAGATTTAAAGAAAGCACAATGGTATCTTACTGAATTAATCAATGTGATTGAAGATGATAAGAGTTAAGGTAATGTTAACATTAGATGTGGATGAGGATGAATATCCTATACCTGCTGATGAGAATGTAGCTGAAGAAATAGAAACAAGTATAACCGAATTTATATATGATATAGGTGGGGTTAAAATAAAGAACATGAGAACTATACAGGAGAATAAAAATGATTAGTAACTATTTGCCAACTGACTATCAAAATTTTATAGCACTCTCTCGCTATGCAAGATGGAAAGAAGATGAACAAAGAAGAGAGAATTGGGGAGAAACAGTAGATAGATATTTTGATAACATGTATAAACATCTAAAAACTAATCACTCATATACAATTACAAAAGCTCTAAAAGAAAAGATAACAGAGCAAATAATTAGCCTAGGTGTTATGCCTAGTATGAGAGCTTTGATGACAGCAGGACCTGCCCTAGATAGATGTCATGTAGCAGGATATAACTGTAGCTATATACCTGTTGATAGTCCACGTAGTTTTGATGAGTGTATGTATATACTTATGTGTGGCACAGGTGTTGGCTTCTCTGTCGAAAGAGAGAACGTAGACAAGTTACCTGTAGTTAATGAACACTTTGAGAACTCATCTACTATCATAAAAGTAGGCGATAGCAGACCCGGTTGGTCTAAAGCATTACGTGAATTGATTGCTATGTTGTATGCAGGACAGATACCTACATGGGATGTATCAGAGGTAAGACCTGCAGGTGCTAGGCTAAAAACATTTGGTGGTAGAGCATCAGGACCTGCTCCTCTTGTAGATTTATTTAAGTTTTGTATAAGTAAGTTTACACAAGCAAAAGGTAGAAGACTATATCCCATTGAGTGTCACGATATTATGTGTAAAATAGGCGAGGTCGTAGTTGTAGGTGGAGTAAGACGTTCTGCTCTTATATCTTTATCTAACTTAGGAGATGACCAAATGAGACATGCTAAGTCAGGTAAATGGTGGGATAATGAAGGACAAAGGTCTTTGGCTAATAACTCTGTAGCTTACAAAGGTAAACCTACTATGGGTACATTTATGAGAGAATGGTTGGCACTTTATGAATCTCATTCAGGAGAAAGAGGTATATTTAATAGAAAGTCTGCTATACGTAAGGTAGAAGAGAATGGTAGACGTAAGTCTTCTGAAAAAGAAAATCCTGTAGAGCCTGAAGATTATATTCAATTTGGTTGTAATCCATGTAGTGAAATTATACTTAGACCTTATCAGTTTTGTAATCTTACAGAAGTTGTAGCACGAGTAACAGACACAGTGGATACACTAAAAGAAAAAGTTCGCATTGCAACTATTCTTGGTACATTCCAATCTACTCTCACAAACTTTAAATATCTACGTAAAGTATGGAAAGATAACACAGAAGAAGAAAGATTATTAGGTGTGTCTTTGACAGGTATATTAGATTGTCCTGTTCTTAATAATACATACTACGAGTTAGAAAGTGTGTTAGAACAACTAAGACACGTGGCAGTAGAGACTAATAAAAAAGTTGCTAAAGATTTAGGCATACCACAGTCAACTGCTATAACTTGTGTCAAACCTAGTGGTACAGTTAGTCAATTAGTTGACAGTGCTTCAGGTATTCATGCTAGGCATAATGATTACTACATTAGAACTGTACGTGGGGATAACAAAGACCCCATTACACAGTTTATGAAGGAATCAGGTATACCTGCCGAGCCTGATGTTATGAAGCCTGACAGCACAACTGTCTTTAGCTTTCCTGTTAAATCTCCTGAAGGTGCTATGACTAGAACAGAAATGACTGCTATAAAGCAATTAGAGTTTTGGTTATTATATCAAAGACATTGGTGTGAACATAAACCTTCTGTTACTATATCTGTTAAAGAAAGCGAATGGATGGAAGTAGGAGCATGGGTATATAAAAACTTTGATGAAGTATCAGGTATATCCTTCTTGCCCTTTAGTGACCATACATATGCTCAAGCACCCTATCAAGATATAAGTGAAGCAAAATATTATGCACTATCTCATGAAATGCCTGAGTCTATAGACTGGTCTAAATTAGCAGATTATGAGAAAGAAGACACTACGAGTGGTGGAAGGGAACTAGCTTGCACAGCAGATTCGTGTGAGATGGTTGACATACAGGCTAGTTAATGTTAGAGTCTACAGAAATATTGTGGTGGCAATGGTGGTTGCTAATAGCTATATCAATTAATACCACAATAAATCTTATTGTCTTTTTTAAAGGTAGAAAATTACATATAAGAGAAATACTACATCTTAAACCAAAAAGAAAAGGAGAAGCAAATGCAAAACCTACAACCAAGTAAAGACAATAGAAAAAAGTTTGATATAGACTTAGAGTATGGTAAAGTGAGAGAGAAGCAAGTAGCAGAAATGCTACAGAATAAGAAGATTGAAGTTAAGAGTGAGAGAGGTATGTGGCAAAAGACAGGCAACATAGCTATTGAGTTTGAAAGTTATGGTAAGCCTAGTGGTATAGCTGTTACTGAATCTGACTATTGGTTTCACAATTTATGTGTAGGTGATGAAACATTTTGCACATTAGTCTTTGATGTTACAAGTTTGAAAAGAATTATTGACAAACTAGACACAAAGAAATGCGTATCAGGTGGAGATAATAATGCAAGTAAAATGTATTTAGTTAATCTACAAAAATTGTTTTCATCTGATGTAATTAAAACATTTAAAGGAGTAGCAGCATGAGAGAGATGATATTAAATGCATCTAAGTCCTACTATGTAGGATTGATAAATAAACATATAGCTAATGTAGAAATCTTTTTAAGTAGGTCTACAGGTATAGGAGAACATTCAGATATCTTAGCATCTATAGACAAAGAGATTGCAGAGATTGGCAAATATGATGACAGACTATCAATGATAATAAAATACTTTGAAAGGAGACAAGAAGATGCAACAAAAGCAAAAGAGCAGAAAACGGAATCCAAATCTAAGTAAATATGATGCACCACTAAAGATACAATTTAGTAAAGGTATGTCAGATTTTAAGAGAGGTAGGATTACAAATCCTTATCACTCTAATACAATGCAAGCAAGAGAGTGGGATAGAGGTTTTAATCTGTCCTACTTTCAACGACTAGAAAGGGTCAAAAAGGATGAAGCTAGAAGAAGAAGCGAGAAAATACATGCAGGATAAGCTATTCATAAATGAGATTATCACTCCTGACTTGTATGAAAACTTAGCAGGACAGACAGCTATTTTTCCAAAAGAAAGAGCCTTAGAGTATTTAGCTCTAGGGTTGACTAGTGAAGCAGGGGAAGTGTCAGGCAAAGTAAAGAAACTAATACGTGATGGGGAAGATGTAGAAGGCTTTGAGATGAAGAAGATTGCCATAGCATCAGAGATAGGTGATGTGCTTTGGTATTGTGCTATGATGGCTAAAGAAGTGGGTGTACCTCTAAATGAGATTATGAAAGATAACTTAAAGAAGTTACATGGTAGGAAAGAACGTGGTACATTATCAGGTTCAGGGGATAATAGATGATTATTTAGGTCTTTGTTTAGAGTAAAAAGATTTAGTTGTAGTTAAAGACAATAAATAATCCATATCATCTGCTTCAAAAAAGTTAGGTTCTTTACCTCTATCTTCTTTAAATTTTTTCAAAGCAGCTCTTTTAGTTGCTTCATAATTACTTCTAAATCTACTTATCATTCCAGATAGTTCAGTATCTGTCTGCCCTGTTTTTAATTCAGCACGTATAGATTGTTTTACAACTTTTATGTAATCACGAATACGTGAAGCAGTCTCATCAGCACTTAAATTTTCTTCAGCCGCAGTCATCAACACTTCAGGTATTTCTCTGTTCATGGCTTCGCCAATTTCTTTATTCATAATTCTATCTACTTTGTCCGAACTAGTTCTAGACATAAAATCTCTGTAAGTAAAACCTAATTGATTTAATCTTTGCACATAATTAGGTGGCACACGATTTAATGTAGCACCAAACATTATTTTCATAAAGGGCAATATTCTTTCAGGTATTTCCTCAAATCTAGGGTCTTCTTTAAATGGCACATCTTTTTGGTCAAAACCAACAGCTTCGCCTACTCTACCTAATCTAGATTTAAAAGGTTTGAATACACCTTGAAAGAAAGATGCATATCCTTCCATTTTTTGAGGGTCAGTATTATAATCTCTTTGTCTTTGATATGTATCTCCAATACCTAGTTGTGCAGGAGCAGATGCAAAATCGGCTATTTGATAGACAGGTTGTAAATAACCACTCATTGCTTCACCTAAATATCTACCTAAGTTATTATATGTGTCTTGCATCTCTAATGGGTCAGTGGAGGTGCTTAATAAATCTTCTGTCAATAAAGATATAGGACCTTTACCTCTAAAGTTAGTTCCTGTAAATCCCTCTATCATTTCACTTATATTACGTTTACTACCCCAATCATCAACTAACTTAGGGTCAAATTTTCTATGTATCATTTCCCCTATTAAAAGGTATGGTGTTATAGGAAAAAATGGTCTAGCATCAAATTCATTACCTTTGCTATCTTTTAAATTGTACCACTCTGAACCTGCTGTTTCACCATCAGGGTCACGAAGTAAGTATCCTAATGCTATAAGAGGTGTACCACCTGCAATACCTTCAGCTAACTGTCTGTACTCTGCATCTGTTATAGCTCTACCCCCTTGCTCAGAAAATATAGGTTTTCCTAATTTACGCATACCCATTCTAAGTAAAGCAGTTCCTGCACCTGTAACATTATAGTTATAGGACATCTCTATAGCTTTAAACATAAATCTTGGAAATGGGATAGCTAATGTTAGACCTGATTTAACAATAAAATTGTTTGCTTGTCTAAATAAAGAAAATCTAGGTTGACTAGCATATGTAAATTCTAATGCATCATCTACACCTTTAGCTATCATATCCTCTGATATGTTTTCTGTTAGCCTTCCTGTCTTTAATACGTCAACCATGTCAACTCCTTTACCGAATAGTTGACGTTGTATAGATGCAGTAAAAGCACCGTTACGATACAAGGCTTCTTGTAATCTATTAAAATAATTTAATGTTGTAATAGCACCTTCCCATTTGTCTAACATAGGATTTGAACCTTCGCTTAGTTTACTTTGTTTGTTAGATAAGGTTGCTTGGGCAGGATTTTTTTTAGCTAAAGTATTTTTTACTTCTGAATATTGATTGTAAAATCTTACTTTCTGTTCAGGAAAAGCATCTAACATGAACTGTGCTATATTTGCGGCATCTTCTTGATTGCCATATGTATGTTTTAATTGTGCGATTGTATTTTTAAATCCAAACTTTTTTCTACCTGTTCCTGCTATAGAGTGTAAGCCTGATTCAAATCCATATACAAGAGTATCAACACCTGACCTTATGGTCTGTGATAATGCGTTACGTGTAGCAGTAGCAACACCACTAACTAATGTTAATCGTCTTATATCTTCTAATCTTCTAAGGGTAGGACCTAATCTGTCTATTGCTTCTGCTTCAGCATCTTCTGCAACCTCCCCTGCTGTTTTACGTCTAGCTGCCTTTACAAAGTTTTTCTTTAAAGCACTTAATTTACCTAGTGTTTTACCTGCCATACTTGCATCTGCGAACATAGCTGCGGCTATTTCTCTTCTAGTCACACCATACCTACCAAGTATATTAGTCATTTTATCTAAACTTTCTTCAGACATATTACTAGTTATATTAAGTAGTCTTTCACTAACACGTTCTTTTGATTGGAGTGGAGCAGTTAATGATTTTAAAGTAACATTATCCCCAATAACATCAGGGTTATCTACAAGTTTTAATTTACCATCTTTCATACCTGCAATTATTTCAGATACTGCCGCTGTAGTTCTTTCAAATATATCAAAACTAATAGTGGGTTCTACTAAATCTTCATCGATATCAAGATTCTTAAAAAAGCCTTTTGCTTCATCTGATTCTTTTATAACTTTAGAATCTATACCTTTTATTTTACCTTTATTAGGACCTTCTTTATAACGCACTATAGCCTTTTCACCATATATGTTTGTAATACCTTTGGCTAAGTTTTCTCTTATATCATCTGATTGCACACCTAATTCTAAATTCTTTTTAAGGGCAGCTTCAGTTTGTTCTTCTCTTACTTTTTTCCATGCATCATCTAACTCACCACGAGTAGCTATACCTACTTTTTTCTCTGCATTAAATTTACCTACACCTGAAATTGTACCTGCTGTTAGTCCACCTACACCTGCTACAGTGGCTGTTCTTCCATAATCAACTTCTTTCTTAGCACCCATTTCAATTTCTACATTTTGAACCATGATATCAGTTACTGCGGCTCCTGCAGCTTCTACACCAAAAGTTATACCTGCAGCCTTGAGTGCTTGTCTAAAAGGAGATACTCCTAGTGCTTTAGATGTGCCTGTTACTGCTCTACCTATACCTGCTGTAATAGCTGTCAATGGGTCTGTAAAAGCAGCCATAACATTTCCTGTTACGTTATCTGCTATATCAGCAATAGTTTCAAATGAGTTCATACCTTCATATCTTTTAGTGTCAAATAAATTTCTTACACTATCAGCTTTTTGATATAGTCGTAATGCTCTTTCTCTTTGTTCAGCAAATTCATTTGCTTTGTTTATGTCACCTGCTTTACTAGCTTCTGCTTCTTTTTGTTCTAATCCCTTTAACCAAGATATTTCTGTGGCAGCATCTAAACTGTTACCACTAATAAATCTAAAGTTATCCATAAAGTCATCAATAACGTTTTCATTAGTTAACTCTTGCCCACCAAATGCTCTACCAAATAGTAAACTATCTGATTTTGCATCTTTTTCTACACCATATCTGTCTTGACGATACTGTAGTATTTCAGCAATGAGTTCTTCATCCTGTTCTAATTCTTTCATTGATGTGGGTTCAGGGGGAGTTTCTCGTATATCCTTTAAACGAGATTCGGTGGGGATATATTCTTCTTTTTCTTTAGGTTCAGGTATGCCTTCGGTAGAGGAATCAACCTCTCCAAACTCCCATCCGGGTAATATGTCTTTTTCTTCTTCAATGTTTTCTTCTTCAACTTTATTTTGTTGATTCGGAATAACTTCAGTAGAAGTTTCTATTTCCCATCCGGGTATAATTTCTTTTAATGACATTAAAATCTCTAATAAAGTGGTATTGGGTCAATATTAGGACCTATGTATATATGTGGAGATAAAGTCGTTTCTCCTTTCTTTTTCATATTATATACTTTTCCTGCACTTAGACCTTTTACAGTCTCAGGTGGTTTGTTTATTTTGACTATATATTTACCTTTATCATCTTTTACAGATGCTTGTTGCACCACTAATGATAAATTTCTACCATCACTAAATGTTCCTGTAGCAGATAGTCCTGTTTTAACTAATGTTTCAACTATATCTGTTTGAAAAGAAGAAACATCTAGCTTTTTTTCTTGAGCAGTTTTTATGTCTATATTACCTGCAGCATCTATCTGAATACCTGTAGCCTCTGATTTTGCTTGTCTTATCTTATTTAAACGACTTTCAAATCCACTGCGAGTAAAAGCGTTTTTTAAATCAGCTTCTGACATAGTTTTCTTTATTTCGGCTTCAGCTTGCTGTATAGCTAAATCTGTTGCTTTTTGTTCTTTTTTATACTTTTCTGCAAATATCATCTTTGACCTATCAAGACCTAAACCTGCTACATCAAACTTTTCTGCTTGTTTGTCTCCTGTAAACATAGCATCCATTTCGCTTTGAATACCTTTTGTTATATCTACATTCTTTAAGAATCCTGTACCACCTTTTAAGTTTTCAGGAACTTTTATCATTGAAGATGGTCTTCTTACAAAGTTATTAATGTAATCACCAAAGCCTTTACCTTGAGTTACTAAACTAGCTTTGTTGATTAACCCTTTTATATCACCCTTATTTTTGTAGTGTTCATCTAAATCAGCAATAAGTTTTTTACCTGAAGATAAAGTGCCACCACCTGTAGTGTATAGTTGTGCAGCAAAGTCAGCTTTAGTCATGCCTTCAGGTATTTCTATGCCTGCTTTGTCCATATAGTTACTTAAATTTTCTAATACTTCTTGTAACTCTTTTTGCTCTTCTTCAAATCTTTCTTCTTTTCTAGCTGCTCTCGTTACATGATATTCTCTAACTCTGTCTGACCTATCAGCAGTTCTACGCATATCATCTTGTAATCTTTCGTCAAGACTTTTAGCTAGTCCACCGACAAAACTTCCAAAATTAATACCCATTATTTTCTCCTACCCATTAAGCCTTTAGGTTTTTCTTCAGGCATTTCTTCTTCTTCCATTTCTATGGGTTCATCTACCATAGGTTTATCTTCTTTACCTTCTTGTTCATTTAACTGCAACTGTAGTTTCCGTGCTGTTTTAGCTACAAGTGTATTTCTTGTACGTTTCTCATTCATAGGTGCTTCTTTACTCAAGCCACTGTCATACTTTATGCCTGCACTATCTCCCACAAGCATCATCATTTCTACCAATACAGGCAGAACTAACATGCCTACATCAACTGAGTGTATGCCTTCCATAACATTGCCTAGTTGCATTGTATTAGCTATGTTGGTTACAGGAACACCCATTTCCATTACATCAGTTAATTGGTCTAAAAACTCTTCTGATGACATCCTATCCAAATAATATTCTATAGCATCATCTACTGTTGCATACTTAGGTGGAGACTGCCAAGGTCTAGCACCTAGCTCATGTGTCATAGACATGCCCGGGATTGGTGCATCAAATGATTGGTCTTTAAGCATCTTTTATCTCATTTCTTTTATCACGTAATATCTTTACATGATTAGCTACACGATATAAAGGATTATTAATTTTATCTTGACCTTTATTCATCATAGTTTTTTTAGGTGCTAATAGTCCTGTGTTTTTACTAGGAGCTTTATCCTCACCTAATAGTTCATCTAAGTTTAAATTCATGTGTGCTACGATAGCAGGATTAAACCCCCTCATAAACTGCACTCCTTTTCTTCTCTACTACAAAGTCCATTAAGTATTTAGTTACACGTTTTAATATTGGTTTATTTTTAATGAATGTTGCATACTGCTTACCATACTTACCATATAGTTTTTTAAACCATTCAGGTGCATCATATCTAATCCACATACGAAATACAAACCATCTTGGGTCATTCTTGCCATATACTTCACGTGCTATCCAACAGAATAAATTACCAAAACCATGTTGTATACCTGCACCTAGAACTGTTCCTACTAAACCACCTACAGCTTGTCCTGTTTGTGAGCCTGATTGTTCTGCTTGTACTTGCTTACGTGTATCAGCATCTAACTGTGCTATAGCCATATCTGCTACTCTATCTTGTGAGTTTTCAGCAGATGTCCATGCCCATTCCATTGTATCACCGTAGTATGTCCACAAGTTGTTATAGGCTTGATTTGATATATCTAATATAGCATTAGCATTTAATTCGTTAGCACGATTGACTGCGGCAGTATCTGCTGTAGCTAACTCTCTTCTCCACTGTGCATTGTTCTGTGCTATAACTAACTGATTCTGTGCATTGAATTGGTCACGTTGATTGTTTAGTTCAGAGTTAAATCTTTCTATAGTGTTAACCTGACCTGCATTATATTGTGCTTGAGCATTAGATTGTGATGCATTAAACTGTGCTACTTGAGATGCTAAGTTAGCAAAGAATTGGTCTGTTTGTTGTTGGCTTGTAGCATTAAACTGTCTACTAGCATTTATAGCAGCTTGGTCAGTAAACATAGACTGTATTCTTTGTTGTGCTTTAAACATTTCTGTTTGTTGTTGATTAGTTAAATTAGCCATATCAGACTGTAAAAAAGACTGTGCATTTTGTACTGCAGCCTGTTGTCTGTTATTTAAGTTAGATAAATCCATATTAGCTAAAGCAGAAGCCTGTGCTATTATGAGAGCTTGTTTATTATTTAAGTTTTCTAAGTTAGCTGTATTAGCAAGTCTACTATTCTCTAACTGTACTTGTTGTTCTGCAGTAAAGTTTTGATTTGCAACATCAGCTATTCTAGATGCATTTTGTACTCTTGCTTGAAATGCTTGGTCAAACTCTTGTCCTATAAACTGTGCTCTTTGTTGAGCTGCCAACATAGCACGTTGCTGTCTATTAGATAAGTTCTGTGTTTCAAACTGTGCCTGTATACTTGCATCTGCCTGTGCTATAGGTAATGCAGATTCCATTGCAGCCTGTACAAGTGCCTGTCCTGCAATACTAGAAGCACCTAGACCTCTTTGTTGCATGACTGCCTGTACACCTCTTATAGCTCCTGCAGCCCATGTTGGAGGATTACTAGCATCAAAGTTAGCAGTTAGTCCTGCTAATTGTCCTGCTACTGTAGCTTGAGTTGAGGGTGTTGCAGTTGCTGCTTCTACCTGCTCTGTAAATTTTTTAGCTTTTTCTGCATCAGCACTTGCACCTGATATTAATTCACCTTGTTGTATTTGTCTTTGAATAGGATTTTCAATTAATGTAGCTTGACCTTGGGCAGCCTGTAAATTACCAACACTAGATGCTGTTTGTTGAGCAGCTATAACTTTTGCTCTAGGGTCATCTTCTGTTGTTTGAGCAGCCTGAGTAGCATTTAAAGCACTATCTACAGCAGGAGCCGCAGTTTGTGCTTGCATTGTTTGTGCTTGTTTTTCTTGTGTAGGACTAGCTTGTGCAGTAGTAGCTAAAGCTGTAGGAACTGCTACACTACCTGTAACTGTACCCATATTAGGTTGTATCATTTGACCTGAATCTTGAGGTATACCACTAGCAACTGTTACACCACCTTGAGGAACTCCGGGTTGATACATTCTTTGTATTGTTGTTGTGCCTATAGTTTGACCTGTTGTATCAGGTGCTCCGGGAGTAGAAGATTGACCACCAGTAGCTAATTTAACTACAGAGCCACCTTTAGCCATATCTTGTGCTTTTTGACGATATACAATCATCTCACGTTCTTTATCAGGATTTTGCTTCAGATAAGTATCAAAGTTTTCCATACTACCTGCATAACCCATACGTGAAGCTATCTTTTGTAATCCTTGTGGCTTAAAGCCTTTGAACATTGCCATTATCTACTTCCCATCAGTATCTTATCCAACTTATCTTCTAATCTTTTGAGTGCATCCATAAGATTGTGCATATCATCTTTCACATCATCCTTACGTGC